CGGCAACGGCGACGGCGACAGCTACGGCTACGGCTACGGCACCGGTTGCGGGTGGTGACCGTGATGTTGTTCGGTGAGGACGCTCACGCTGCTATCGACATCGGTGATGGCAACGGCTACGGCTACGGTGATGTCGCTCCGAGAAACCAACCCATGACCGCACCTGTGTTCCAACATTTCTGCCCCGACTATCACACCCAGGAACCCTGATGACTGACCGACCTTTGTCCCCGAAGGAGAACGATAAGTGACCACCCGAACTCTTGATCTTGACACGCTTGTCCTCGCCGTTGGAGCCCATTCAGCGACGAAAGACGACATGTGTGTCATGGAGGCTGTAGCGTTCATCGCTGGCGAACCCTGGTCCGACCATCCCGACTGCGCTTCCCCTGTCATCGGAGCGTTCCTCCGCACCTGGAACGACTCACTTCCCGACGCCGACCGTCAGACGTTGAAGCAGTACATCCCGCGCCTCGTCGGCTCGAAGGGCACCACAGCGCAGGAAGATCATCGAGCGTGGATGGCGTTGGATTGGTTGGTGCGGGTGCACACTCCGGCGTGGTTGCGGTTGGCGGGTTTGGTCGATCAGGCGGATCTGCTCGCTGGTCTCGCTGAGGTGGATGCGGGGACGTGTCCGTCGATCAAGCCGATGTTGGAAGCGGTGCGCATGGACGCTGCCGCCGCTTGGGCCGTCGTTCGGGCCGTCGCTTGGGCCGTCGCTCGGGACGCCGCTCGGGATGCCGCTTGGGACGCCGCTCGGGACGCCGCTCGGGACGCCGCTCGGGACGCCGCTCGGGATGCCGCTTGGGACGCCGCTGGGGACGCCGCTTGGGCCGTCGCTGGGGATGCCGCTCGGGGCGCCGCTCGGGGCGCCGCTCGGGATGCCGCTGGGGCCGTCGCTTGGGCCGTCGCTGGGGATGCCGCTCGGGGCGCCGCTCGGGATGCCGCTCGGGACGCCGCTCGGGATGCCGCTCGGGACGCCCTCGCTCCCACCGTGACCGAACTCCAAACCTCAGCGCATGACCTCATCGACCGGATGCTCGCCGTCACCGAAACAGCATAATGACCCGCCCTGTCCTCTACATCGCCGGGCCGTACACCGCGCCGGACCCATCACAACGTGCACAAGGCGGTGATGTTCGCTTCCCACTCAATGGGGAATTATGGTCTAGGTAACAAAAGCGGATGTTATCATCCGCTATGGATTTTGACGGGGTTACCCTAACTTGCACACTAGAAACTTGGACTCCAGAAATTTTTTTTAGTAACAGGAAGAAGTGCTATCAACAAGTGAAACAGTCTAGGGAAATTTTTGACCATCTACCTCACGACAATAAAGAGGCAGTCCTCGATATGATTAAGCGAGCCCTTTTTCTAGCGGCGGACGAAGTTGAGCTATGGGTTCCTTCAGCTTTTTCATCCGATAGGATTTCGGATACTTTAGTTGTTCAGTTGAAACTTTCAGCATCTCAAGTCGATGCAGCTATTGCTGATCGGAAAAAATACACATCTAAACGACTAGCTGAGATAATTGCTGAAGTAGAAGCTGACTTAGACGAGTTTGATGTTTCATGAAACCCTCAACGGCTAAGGCGAAAGGGCGTGAATGTGAAAAGGCTTGGGTTAATTTCCTGAAAGAGAATGGTGTTCCTAACGCCGAACGACGACGACTCAACGGAGTCGAGGATCGTGGAGACATTTCGGGCTGGAATTCATCGGAGGCTCAGGAACATGGTGGATGGCGGATTTGTTCCGAGGTGAAATCGGGTGGAGTAATTAAAACAGCTGAATGGTTGAGAGAGCTAAAGGCAGAGATCACAAACGATAATTCTGACTCTGGTCATATCGTTGTGCGTCCCAAGGGGAAGCCTCGGGTTGAGGATTGGTTCGTGATCATGGACGTTCTCGGCTTTATGGATTTAATGAGTCGAGCCGGTTTCATCCCATGGCAGCCAGATGATTGACGCATTTGGTCAGGAGCTTTATGAGGGTGATAAAGTTGTAGCAATTGCTACTATGAAATCTACGCAGACCTTGTATAAGGGAACTGTCGTAGGTTTTTCTGGTTCTTGTGTTAATGTGAGAATGGATGAGATGTCTAACTGTGATACTTTTTGGTTTGATATCTATCAGCCTGAACAGGGAGAAGAAAAGCGCATCTGCGTGTCTCATAGATTGGCAAAGATATGAAGCTCGTTGTAGGGTGTCCTGTGTCAAATCGGAACTGGATTCTTCCTGAGTGGAATCAGCATGTTCTTTCATCTGTGTTTGATCTGGTAGAGAGAGATAGTAGAGACTGGGACCTAGAGTACGCTTTTGTTGTTCCATCTGGAGACACTGAAACGCTTTCTGTTTTATCTTCTTTTGATACCTCCACCTTTACTTTGACGAGAGATGAGCCTGAAGTTGCTGTTCGTCGTCGTTGGGGGCCTGATCGTTATCAGAATATGGTAGAATCAAGAAATGCTCTTTTGGGGCTTGTTAGGGAACTTTCTCCTGATTTTTTCCTTTCACTGGATTCAGATATTCTTTTGCATCCTACTGCCATTTCAAAAGCTTTAGAATTATTCAGGGATGGGGTTTGGGCAGTAGGATTAGCAACGTACTTAACTCCCCGAGGGAATACTGTTCCTAATATGGGAAGTTGGTTGGATCAATCCTATATTAGATACTCTCGAAAAGATTACCCTGAAGCTACAACCTGTGATATTCTGATGGCAGCTAAGTTAATGAAACCTGAAGCATACCAAGTCGATTACGAGTATCACCGCTCAGGAGAAGACTTGGGTTGGTCTAGGGCTCTGAAAAGGGCAGGTGGTAAAGTTATGTGGGATGGTAGGGTGAAGAATAAGCATGTGATGGAGCCTGAGCATCTCTCTCAGGTAGATGAGAGGGTCGGGTTCTGATGGATTTACAACTTATAGTGGTGAACTATCACACCTACCCTCTGCTTCAGCAGTTTATTGATTCTTATGAGGAGTTTAAGCCATCCATTAATTCAAGCCTGTTGATCTATGATGTAGAGTCTACTCCCGAGATTCATGATATCCGCAAATATGGGAATGAATTGATTAGAGATGCAAAAAATTGCGGGTACGCTAGGGCCTGTAACTATGGTACCTTCTTAAGTGGTAGGGCTAGAAACTTTGCTTTCTTCAATGCTGATACTCGATTCAATAATGAGAGTTGTGTGGATTATTGTGTGGACTTTCTGGATAGTAATGATAATGTGGCTGTTGTTGGGCCTTTGCAGTATTCCTCCAGCGGGAAGACGACTCATGGTGGGATATTTGGTAGCAACGAGAAACCGGCCTTTCGGCACTGGAACAAACCTGTCTCTGACTCTGTAAGAGATAATAGGGAGGCTGTGACTGTCTCAGGGTCAGCCTATTTTGTAAAGGGGATGGTGTGGAGAGAAATGAGGAATTGTCCGGTATTTCGGCACGCTTTTCCTTCTGCTATAGGGGGTTTCCCTGACCTTCCTCACGGGTATGAAGAAACATTGTTTTCTTACCACAGCAGAGCACATGGTTACGAAGTTTGGTATTTGGGTAAAGCAGAAATGGAGCATGACTGGCATCAGTCCTCTCCGGTGGGGTCTCAGTCAGATAAGTTCAAAGAGGGACGAGAGCGGTTTAGATCGTTCTGTAGAGCACATGGGATAGAATGTGATTGATGTAGTTATTGCCTGGAACCCTCGAACCACTGATCCTTGGAGATGTCGCTCCAGGGAATTTGTGCTTTCTATGTGGGAGTCTTACGGGTACACTGTGATATGGGGACTGGATGATTCTGAGCCCTTTAACATTTCTAAGGCTAAGAATAACGGGGTTCGTCAAGCTTCATCTAGTAAAGTTGTCATAGCTGACGCTGATGTTGTCATTAGCAAGCAGCAGGTTGAAGAGGCTCTTGCTAAAGAGCATTGGGTTATTCCGTACGAAACTTATTTCAACTTAACTCAAGCCCATACGAAAGAATTTCTTGACGGCGTTCGGGAACTAGGTGATTGCCAGTGGGATCATCGCATACTTTCTTGGGCTGGCATGATGGTTGTTGAAAGGCAAGCCTACTGGGATGTTGGTGGGCATGATGAAAACTTTAGTGGATGGGGATGGGAAGATGTAGCCTTGCGGTTGGCTCTAGATAATCTTTACTTTCAGCATGAAAGGGTAGCTGGGGGTATTTATCATCTGTGGCATCCTGTTTCTGAAGTTGAGACTTTCGGATCAGATGATTGTGCTCGAAACAAAGCTCTCTTTAAAAAAGAGTATAAGGATAGGTATAACTGGAGAGATGAGAGGTTAAAGTGGTAATCTATCTTGACAAATTTGTTGGTCGGTTGGGCAATCAGCTTTTCCAAATAGCTTCCACGGTTGGAATTGCCCGACTGAGGGGGCTTGAGCCGCGTTTTCCTGAATGGGATTATGCTCCAGTTTTCAATATTCCTGAAGAGTTCTTTGAGTCGTTCGATGATGAGCTTAGAATGAATGTTCTAGATTGCGCTAGTGAGTTGGATGAACGTGAACGAGTTTACTTACAGAACGTACAGTACTTTGATCATGTAAGAGAAGAGATCCTTCAAATGTTTTCACCATCTTCTGCTGCTGAAGATATTATTGATCCATCTGTGAGAACTTTGCGGGAAATTTCACAAACAGGATCAGTTCTTTCAATTCATGTCCGTCGAGGTGACATTCTTTCTCATCCTGAGTATCATCCTGTTCGTAGCATCCAGTATTATGCTGATGCTCTCGAAGAGGTTGGTTCTTATGACTCGGTTGCTGTTTTTTCTGATGACGTAGAATGGTGTGCTAAAGTTCTTGCTCCTAAGCTCGGTCTGAGGGTGGATTTTTATGGGTCAGGGATTTCTCGTTCCCCTATCCCCTCTCAGTATGAGAAGGATGGGCCAGTTGATTGGCAGGATTTATTTTTAATGAAAGCCTGTTCTTCTCATGTCATTTCTAATTCCACTTACGCTTGGTGGGGGGCGTATCTTTCAGAGGATAAGCATCCGATCTATCCCTCTAACTGGTTTGGTCGTGAGCTACAAAATCAGGCTCATCCTGAGTTGCTTTTTCCCGATTTGTGGATTCAGGTGCATGATGACACGCAGGGAGGCATTTGATGCTGTTCGAATGGGGTGATGTTACCAAATATTTTCAAAAGACAATTACGGGTGTTCTTCATGTAGGAGCCCATTTAGCTGAAGAAGCTCCTCTTTACGAGGACTTGGGGGTTTCTAATGTTTGGTGGGTTGAAGGTAATCCTTCGGTCATGGTTAAGCTGGATCACATTTTAAGAAGCTATCCTTCTCATCGGTACGTCCAAGCTCTCGTCTTTGAAGAAGATGGGGTTGAGCTAGATTTCCATGTGACGAATATTGACGGAATGAGTTCTTCTATTTACGAATTCGGGACTCATACTCAGTTTAGTCCAGACATTGAATTTGTTCAGCATTTCAAGCTTTTAACGAAGACCATTGATACAATTGTTGAGGAAAATAACATAGAGGACATCAACCTTATCAACTTGGATCTCCAAGGGGCGGAGTTGCCTGCTCTTAAGGGTGCTTCAAAACTTCTCGAAGGAGTTGATTACATTTTGACTGAGGTTAATAAAGCTGAGGTTTATAAGGGGTGCACTAAGATTCAGGAACTTGGTGAGTTCTTGGAGGATTTCGTTAGAGTTGAGACTCATTGGGTAGCTAACCAAGGGTGGGGCGACGCTCTATTTGTTAGGCGGGAGTCGTGACTAACATTCATGTTTTGATCCCTTCATATAATTGTGCTCAGTGGGTTGAGCGGGCTTTAGATTCTGTAGAGGATCAGTCTTTCCAGCCTAAAAGTGTCCTACTGATAGATGATTGTTCAGACGAGCCAAACTATTCGCAGTTAGCTTTACAACAGTGTCAAAATAGAGGGTACTCTTATCTTCGAAATAGTGTGAACGAAAAATGTCCTTATAATCTTTGGATGGGAGTGAAAGTCCTCAATCCAGATCCTGAGGATGTTATTTTCTTACTTGATGGGGATGATTTTCTTCCCGCCCCAGGAACTTTAGCTAGAATAGCTGAGGTGTATGCAGATCCGAATGTGTGGCTTACGTATGGCAACTATGAGCCGTACCCGGTAAATACTGGTCAGGTAGCTGCTTCTTCCTACGACATAGATGTCATTCAGGAAAGAAATTTTCGTCAATCAGGGAATTTTTTCAATCATCCAATAACTTTTCGGCGGTTCTTGTTCGACGAGATCAGGGATGAGGACCTGAAAACAAACGATGGTAGATGGTTTCGTGGAGGTTACGACTTTGCTATAATGATGCCAATGTTAGAGATGTGTGGTCAAGAGCACTTTTGTTTTATCGACGAAGTTTTGTACATCTATAATGCCATCAACCCTATTTCCGATTCTCATGTCAATGTGAAGTTGATTAATGAAACGGATCAGCTTCGTAAACGCCCTAAGAGGGAAAGGTTGATTAGATGATCTCATTCACTCAACATTGTCAGGCAGAAAGTCCGATGAACGTCTTCTCTCAAAATGGGGAAGATGGGGTTATTCAGGCTATTTTTGACTTGATTAAGCCTGAGACTATGACATGCATGGAATTCGGAGCCGCCGACGGGTTCTTTTGCTCAAATACAGCTTATCTTTGGAGTAGGTGTGGGTGGGAGGCTACTTTAGTAGAGTCAGATAATGTCCTTTTTAAGGGGCTAGAACAAGCAACTAAGCGAAGTGATAAAGTCAGATCATTTCATGACATGGTTACTAACCCAGACGATTTCTGCCCAGAAGTTTTGGATCTGATCTCCATAGATGTAGATGGGGAAGATTTTAACATTTGGGAACGATCAAAGGTTCGTCATAGGGTTGTTGTTATTGAGCATAATCCTACTTTCCCTCCTCATGTGGAGATGCACGCCGGACAGTGGGTCGGGGCATCAGCAGCTTCCTTGGTGCGATTGGGTGAGTTGAAGGGGTATAGTTTCCTTATGGCAACTAAAACAAACTGCTTCTTTGTGAGAAACGAAGATGCTGAAGTGTTTGACCGGTTTGACTGTTCCTTAAGAAATAACTTCGAGTCCTCTAGTCTTAACTATGTTGTCACTGATTATCATGGAAACTTTGACGTAGTGGGTTCCCTCCCCTATGGGATGAACTGGAAAGTAGAGTTTGGAATGCATTATGAGTGAGTTCCGTGCTGACTTTTTGGCCTGGGTAGATGCTGAGTTAGAGACACCAAAGGCGTCTGTCCCCGAAGAAGTGAAGTGGGGACTTCTTCTTGAATTGGCCGAAGAGTACCATTTGCGGACTTTAATCGAAACTGGCACAGCTGTCGGGGACACTATCCTTCATATTCAAAATCACTTCGAAGAAATCCATTCTTTTGAAATCATGGAAACCTACTATGAGGTTGCTGCTCGGAACACGGAAGGCCTTCTTCACGTTACCTTGTACAATTCGTCGTCAGCTTCGTCGGAATTTAGGGAGCTAGTGAATAAGCAGCCTGATGCTTGCTTAATCTACTTGGACGCTCATTACTCAGGTGAGGGAACGGGGAAAGACCTTACTCTTATTACTCCAGACGTTCCCATTCGCCAGGAACTTGACGTGATCCTTCAGTCGAATGTTGATCATGTTATTGTTATTGATGATGCTAGGTGTTTTAAGGGGGAGGCTTTTTACACTGATGAGTATTTGGGGTACCCTTCACGCAGCGAAATTCAGGAGCAGGTGGCTGAGTTTTATGATGTTGCTCATGTAGCAGATGCTTTTGTTCTTCACCCGAAAGGATGGGATTGAGAATGACGACTGTAGCAGTAAGTGGTGGTGGTGGGTTCATCGCAGGTCATTTAATTAAGAGACTTTTAGAAGAGGGTTTTGATGTAGTTACCGCAGACATTAAACCCCTAGATGAGTGGCACCAGATTTTTGAGGGGGTTCCCTCCTTAAGTTCTTTTGATTTATCTGTCACTGAAAATGCTGAAAGTTTTCTAGATTTCGACGTGGATCAGGTTTATCATTTAGCCGCTGACATGGGTGGCATGGGTTTCATTAGTCAACATGAGGTTGAAACTGTTCATAGTTTTGATATAACTTCGAGACTTTTAAAAGCGACTGACGGACAAAGGTTCTTTTTTTCTAGTAGTGCTTGTACTTATCCTGAATATAAGCAGCTAACCTCTGAAGAGGTTTCTCTTAAAGAATCTGACGCTTATCCGGCTGATTGCGATACTTCGTATGGGTGGGAAAAATTATATGGAGAACAGGCTTTAGCTGCTTATCAGCGTGCTGATCTATTGGAAACTCGGGTAGCTCGGTTTCATAACATTTTTGGACCTCAGGGAACTTGGGACGGTGGGCGAGAAAAGGCTCCAGCTGCTATTTGCCGGAAGGTTGCTACAGCTTTAAAAACGGGTATTCATGAGATTGAGATTTGGGGGGACGGGGAGCAGACTCGTAGCTTCTTGTATGTGGATGAATGTGTTGAGGGTATTCGTCGCATTATGGATTCGGATTTTTCAGAGCCTCTGAATCTTGGATCGGATGAGTGTGTTTCTATTAATCAGCTTGTTTCAATGGTTGAGGAAATCGCTGGGGTGAGCTTAAGCCGAATCTACAATCTTGATGCACCCCAAGGTGTGCGCGGGCGGAATTCAAACAATACTTTGATTAAAGAAGTTCTTGGTTGGGCTCCGTCAGCAAAATTGTATGATGGACTAGAAAGAACGTATGCATGGGTTTACGACCAAGTTTCAGTGTAATCATCGCCACCTATGGAGATCCCTCATGGAGAACTTTGGCGGAAAGGGCTGCTCGTTCTGTGGAAGAACAGTCAGTCCAGCCAGATAGTTTGATTCTATCACATGCTGATACTCTTCATGAGGCTAGGAATAATCCAGTAAAGAGTCTCACTAGCGATTGGCTTGTTTTTCTTGACGCCGATGACCAGTTGGATTACCACTACATTAAGTCAATGAGGGATAGGTCTATCGAGATAGGAAATGAGGATTTTTTGATTCAGCCAAGTACGCTTGGCGTCCAAAATGGAATCGAAGATGATTTTCCAACTTTTATTCCTGAACGAGACATTCAGCTAGGGAACTGGATGGTTATCGGGACAGCCGTGAAGAGGGATACCTTTTTGCGAGCTGGGGGGTTTCCCGACCTTCCCTGCTGGGAGGATTGGGCTCTTTGGGCTCAGTGCGTTCATAACGGAGCTAGTACGACTATCGCCCCTGGGGCGGTTTATCGCGTTACGGTCAATAAGAACAGTAGGAATAATCCAACTCGATCAGATGCTGCTACAGCCGCTCGTTTTGTGAGGAGGATCTTTCAGTGAAAATCCATGGCCTTTCAGTTATGAGAAATGAAGCAGACAGGTATCTTGCAGATTGTCTGCAATGGAACCTACCTTTTTTTGATGATTGGTTTATCTGGGACGATAGGTCTACTGATGGGTCTGTTGATCTTGCTGAGACTTTGAGTGAGAAAATCACTGTAGGTGTTAGGGGGATGACTGATCTTTCTTTTATGGAACATGAAGGCCGGTTTCGTCAGGATGGTTGGGAGGCTTTCGAGAAGGCTATTCGACCTGAACATAAGGATGTCGTTGTTGCTGTCGATTTAGATGAGTTTATTACCTTAAAAGAGTCTTGTGATCCAGCTTATGTGAGGTCTGCTTTTGAGTCTTTTGCAGCGAAGGCAGGTGGGTATGTCTCGCAAGAGATTTCTTTTGTGGAGGTTTTTGATGTAGACCTTAGAGGGGTTCCTTCTTTCCGCACAGATGGGTTTTGGGGGAATATTTCGGGTAAGCGACTTTTTTCATACAAGGTTGGTGGAAAATTCCCTGATCGACCTATGGGGTGTGGGTCTGCTCCTGAGTATGTTTTGAAGACGTCCGCCTTAGGTGCTCATCCAGAGTTAAGGTTCCTTCATTATGGTTATGCTGTTTTTGAGGATAGGGTTGACAAGTTTGATCGGTATTCTTCTTTGGGAAATTCTGGGCATCATTCTTCCCATATTAATAGTATTTTGACTCTTCCCACATTACACCAGTGGGCAGGCCCACATCCCTTTTTGTCTGAAAAGTAAAGACGGATGTCGTAGAGTTTTTATGGAGGTTAGTTCATATGCCAGCTAAGAAAAATCCAGAGTTTGATATCGCTGATCTAATTGAAGACAGCTCTTCTCTACAAGAGGCTCCTGTTTACGTGGAGGGGCCATCAGGGTCCAGGTATCAGGTGCTTAACCAGTTTGAGGCTGATCACTACAAGTCTTTATCTGAAAGATATCAGGAAGATAACGTTCTAGAGAATGTTTCTGATGTCCAGGAACTCGATCGTATTCTCATGATGGAACTGATGATGTACCGCTGGGGGCTTTGGTTGATCCAAGAGAAAGACTATGATGATAAGAGGGTTAATCCTTCTGAGTTGCAAAAAAGCATCTCTTCTTACTCTAAGGAGATTCGTGAGATCAAAAAAGATCTAGGAATGGATAAGAGCACCAGGGATAAGGATCAAGGTGAATCCCTATCGGGTTACATTCAGAACCTTTTGAGAAGGGCTGAGGAATTTGGTATTTCTCGTAATGATCAGGCGGTTGAGGCGATTAATACGCTCATGGAGCTGAGGGGGTACATTACCCTTTACCGAAATTCAAATGATGCTGAACGCAAAGAATTTCACGTCACATTAGAAGAGATCATTCAGTGGTGCGAAAAGAGTTTCGAAAAATTTGATGAGATTGATGCGGCCTTGAGAGAAAATCAAAAATACTGGATTCACGACATTTCTAAGGTGTGACGATATGGCAACACGGAAAAGTTGGGATGATAAATTTGAGGAAATCGCTAAAGAATTTCCCTTGGTTAGAAGGTTTAATTGGGAAACAGCTATTCTGAATGATTCAGATTTATTTACTACCTTGCTGGCTGATGTTATAAAGTCCGGGCGTAAGTTAAAAAAACCGGGGAAACGCCCAAGTTTGTCACGTAAGGACTCTGAGGAGAAATTAAGTCAGCTTGCTGCTGAGGACTTTAGTGAGTTAGAGTTCAAAGATGCTTTCATTGCTCTTTCTTCTAATCGAAGTATCCGGCACACTGCTAGTAAGACTGGGTTAGATAGAAATATTGTTTACGGCTTATTGAATGGAACCCGACTTCCTTCATTCAGGGAGATGGAGCAAATTGCTTCTTCGTTCGGGAAAGACCCAAGTTTCTTTTTGGAGTATAGGATTGGGTTTGTTCTTTCTAAAATGAATCAGTTTCTTTTTTCCTCGCCGGAAACAGCGGCATTTTGGTACAAGAACTTTAAGTCTGATGTGATTACGATTTCATAAGAGGACGGGTTTATGAGCAAGGTTTTGACTAACTTAACCGAACAGGAACGGTACTTGGTATCACTGCTCACTGATCGTTCAGGGATAGATCAGTTTGAGTTCATGATTTATGACCCAGCTTTCCGAGAAAATGACGGGCTTTTTAGGGCTTGGCCTTTTCAGTATCACTGGTTCCGATGTAAGGACCCTTTGGTCATTAGCCAGGGTAGTCGAAGTGCTGGGAAGAGTCAGTCGGCTGTGCTGTCGGCTTTAGCTTTCCCGTTCACTTATCCTGGACAAGAGATGGTTATTACAGCCCCAGAGTCTGTTCATTTGCAGGCTTTAACTGATAAGATCGAAACAATGTTTGTGAACAACAGGCTTCCTAGGGACATGCTGGTTAGGGGAGCTGCGGGTATTAAGCATAAGCCTTTTTTGTGTAATTTCAAAAATGGGGCCAGGATCATGGGGCGGATTCCTCAAAGAGATGGTCGTGGAATGAAGGGTTGCCCTAAGGCCGATACTCCTATTCTGACAGATGCTGGAATTAAGAGAGCTGATGAGGTTCTTGTTGGAGATAGGGTGGTTAATCATCGGTTGGAGTGGGCTGATGTCACTCAGGTGATTCATGATACGAATACATGCTATGAGGTAACTGATATTGAAGGAAACTCTATCACTGTTTCTTGGGAGCATCGTTTTTACGGAGCAGCCAAGGAGGCTTCTGGGTTTTCTGAAATGTACTTTGAGGAAGTAGATTATCTTTTAGAAGATAATTTTTTTTGGGCTATCCCGGTTGGTGAGTATGAGGGCGACCAAGTTCATGAGGAACGGAATGGGTATTTTCTTGTAGAAGTTGTTTCTGTAAGAGATGTTGGTGTTCAGTCTATTACTAATATTATTGTTAAAGATGGGCATAGTGTTCTTACGGGAAACATCATGTCTCACAATGTCCATCCAACAGTTCTTCTACTTGATGAGGGACAGGACTATAGTCAGCAGGGTTTCGAGGAGCTTATCGAAACAGTTCTTCAGGGAGTAGAGGGAGCCCAGTGGAAGGTGTTTGGGGTAACTCGCGGTGTTCGGGATAAGTTCTATGAGTACACTCATTCTGAGGCTTGGACAGTGTTTCGTCTTCCTGCCATGTTTCGTCCTACGTGGAATGATGCGGAACGGGCTTTGAAAGAAAGCCAGTATGGTAAACCAGATTCACCTGGCTACCGCAGAAACGTTCTTGGCTTACACGGGGACCAAAATTCGAGCATTTTTGTCCTGTCGCGATTGATGGCCTGTTGTGACACAAGTCACTCCAGCTTTTACAATGAAAATGAATACTGGAATATCGAATTCGATGATTCTGACGTTGAGGAAGCTGGTGACATCATTAGTCTAATTGATCCACCAGGCACTCACGCTAAGTATAAGAACTTTTGGATTGGGTCTGACATTGGATGGACTTTAGCCCCGACAGTGATTGTTATTTTTGCGGAAATTGCAGAAAAAGGGAAGGAACCCTCACTGAAACTATTGGGTCGGATCACTATGCGTCGAATTAAGACGATTGATCAGGCAGACGTTTTTATACACCTTATCAATACGTATAGACCTTTGGCTTTTGCTATGGACTCTACCGGGGCGGGGTTTCCTCTTCTAGAACTGATCCAGGAAAAGGCTAGAACTCATGATGAGCTATATAGCGTTGTGGAAAGGATTAAGGGCTATAATTTTAGCGAGAAGGTTGTAGCCGAGTTTGATGATACAGTGGAAATTGACGAGGATGATCCTGAGGGATACAAGAGGGCTGAGATTAGAAAGCCAGTTCTAGTTTGGGCTACCGATGTGCTTAGGATGCTTGTTGATGAAAAGAGACTTATCCTTCCGTGGGATAAGGAGCTTATTGGTGAGTTTCAGGGTCAAACTGTTACTTATGCAAAGGATGCGTTAGATCCATATGGGCGAAAAAGACTCTACTCATTTGGTTACTTCCACTCGTTGGATGCATGTCGAATGGCTGCTTTGGCTTTTAAGCAGAACGCTATCGAACAGTTTATTAAGAATCAGGAAGATAGTTGGGAGGCCCCGTCAGCTATCTTCTTGTAACTTCCGCTGCATGTTTTGTGGGAGTAGGGCAGTTTTCCCCATTTCTAAGCACGGGATTGAGTTTGTGATTTGTGGACCGTGTGCTCTTCGGACGGAGATATATGCCTTACTTAGCGGAAGCTCAGAGCGTGGTGTTTTTGTTGAGCTGAGGTGCGGTAAGAGTGTGATAAAGTTTGGTCCGATGATTTATTCCGACATTGTCGGGTTGATGATCGAACTTCGATTTTATGGCACGTTGAACGGCAAGAAAGGTTCTGAAAAATGGCTCCTGACGACCCTATTAAAGTCTGGCGCGAAGAACTCGTAGGTTATCTAGAGGATTACTATAGTTACAGGGAGTTAGATCAACCTGCGGAGATACTTAAAAGACTTTCTGCTTACTCAGCTAGAGCCAGGTATATGCGTAACGTCTGTATTAGGTCAGGTAATAAGATCGCTTCTTCCTTTAGACTGGAAGAGATTGATCCTTTCTTGAACGAAACCGAATTCCAGTTCAAAATATGGTCAAGGGTTGCTTCCATTAGCAGCCAAGAGTGGGAGATGTCGAGAGGGTGACGTATTGTGATTGAAGAAGAGTACGATTCTGAATTAGGTTCTGTTCTGGTTGTCAATGAATCTGGATTACCTGATGACGTGGTTCTTAGCGAGGTAAGGTCTCAAGTAAGGTCCCCTGAGATAGCTTCTTTAAGTCGGTGGACTATTGAGAACACAGGGTATAACAGAACAAATAATTCAAACATCTTCAATCGTGATCGTTACGTAATTCCTCGTGGGCTTTTTGATAAGTTCCGTATGGCCGCTGATGCTGCCCGTGCTGATGATGTTGTTGCTGGGGTTTGCGAGACGACTGAGCAATTGGCTTTTAAGCGCATCGTCGTTGAGTGTGATGACGATCAGCAGTATGATATTTGGAATCAGATATCTGAAGACCTTGACACCCCTCAGAGAATGAGGGAAATTTGGCGAGAAATTTTCACCATTAATCAGTGCTACCCCGCCTTGCTGTGGACTAGAAAAACTTACAAGGTTAGAGGGAAAGCTTCAGGTGGACGGAAGTCAAAGAAGGAATTCAAAGACGTTATCGTCCCTCGCGGCATCACTTTACTTGATCCTTGTAAGGTGGTTCCCTTGGGGGACCTTATGTTCGGTAATGAAAAATTGGTTTACTTGGCTTCTTCTTCTGAAGCTGAGGCTTTTGACCGGGTGATTGCCGGGGCGAACACTTCTGACCTTGTTGTTACTCAGCTTATTGTGGGTAGGTATGAGCCTACAAGAAAAGAGAAGTCGCTCATTCAGGAGCTAACAGGTGACAGTATCGCTTCAGACACCTACCTTCTTGATCCTGATAAAGTTTGGCGGATAACGTCAACTAGGCCAGATTATCAGCGATTTGCTGATGTGCGGATGGAATCCGTTTTTGAGCTTCTGGATATGAAGCATCAGCTTCGAGCAATGGACCGCATGTCCCTTCTGGCTTCTACAAATGCCATTATTCTCGTAAAGAAGGGCTCTGACGATAAGCCTGCCAAGCAGCAGGAATTGGACCTTCTACAAACCCAAATCGGTGGGACTTCTCGTCAGCCGATCATCATCTCAGATCATCGTATTGAGATTGAGATCATTACCCCTAAGCTAGATAAGACTTTGGCCCCTGAGCGTTACAATGGGATTGATTCACGTATCTCAGCTCGGCTTTACCAGCTTTTAACGACCGGTAATTATAGTGCTGGGACGGCGGCAGATAACTCTTTGAAACTTTTCCAAGTCATCTCTGCGTCCATGGAGGCCCGTAGGGACTCTATTCGGGACAGTATCTTTAAGCATGTCTTTAAGAAAATTCAGGAGAAGAACGATCATCTCTTTACCGAAGATGTGAAGTTGCAGTTTTATCCTCGTCGTATTGCTTTGGCTTTTGATCCGAACCTGGCTACTTTCATGATGGACCTGAGAGACGCAAATGACCTTTCTAGGGACACCATGTTGCAAGAGTTGGATATTTCAGAAGAAGACGAAGCCATTAAGGTTGAGCGGGAAAATGAACGGTTCAATAAGATATTTGACCAACCTGCGTTAGATAGGCAAGCGGCTCAGCTTGAACTTCAGCAAATGTCGTCTCCTTCAGATCAACCCGCTCAGCCGACTTTAGAGGACCCAAATTCACCAAAGGGAGCTACTCCGCGAGTGGGAGGTAGACGTGGGGGTGGTAGAAAGAATGGGGGAGGAATGAATCGCGACTCTCAAAGGTCGAATCCTCCCCGTGGTGAACAAAAGGAAACTAATTAAGCCGTTAGCTTTTTTGGAGGTTATTCTATGTCTATAATGTTAGAGACAGATAGTACAGTTTTTTTTGCTGGAATAGCCTCTCTCTTTGATGACGAACGTGATGTTGCATCTGATTGGGCTGGTCAGCACATCAAGACCAATAAGTACATAAAGTGGGTTATCGGTAAGTACGTTGAGGCTGACAAAGTTAACAACAATGGTCAGTATTGGACTTTGAAAGACCTTCAGAATAAGCACACTACTGTAGACCATACGCCTATGAACATGGGGCATCGTCCTCATGACATTGTTGGTACAGTTGTCGCTTCTGAAATGATTTATCCTGATCGTTCGGACATGAATCCATACGTAGAAACTGTTGCCGCTTTTTGGAAGTGGTATCGACCTGAGGAATTGAAAAAGCTAGAAGAAGCTTATAGCACAGGGAATGCTTGGCAGTCGATGGAAGCAGTGTCCGACACTGTGACGTGCGTCGGTCCTGAAGGTTGTGGTGAAACCTTTGATTATGCTGGCCCTAATTCTGACACGTATTGTTCTTGCATTCAGAATCATCGTGGGCATAAGCAGTTAGACAATCCTCATTTTCTTGGATCAGGGTTGATTATTCCACCTGATCGTCCTGGTTGGTCTAACGCTGATATTAATAGCATTGCACGTCATACGACGGATGAGCAGAAGCATGAGATGCTTGTCGCTATTGCTGACGCCGCTCCTCACTTAAGCTCCTCTGAGTGGGAAAAGGTGATGTGGACTTTGCAGTTTGAAGCTTTTTCTAACGAGAATGCCGTTGTTGAATCTAAGAAAACATCTAGCGAGATTGCCCAGGTTGTAGCTAGTCAATTCCTAGCATCATCTAGGTACTAATTTTTGTCTTTCGGATCTTTATCTTTTTTAAAGTGTTCCGTTAAGTTTTTCAGACACCTGAAGGGATTATTCTATGAGTTCACTCAAAGAGCAGCATGATAAACTACTTGCTGAAAAACCGGATGATGTCGAACACGACACAGCAAACTGTGTGATATGTACACCTAATACAATCACTACAAATCCCGGAGGGGGTGACATGAAGACTTACACCGAAGATGAATTTACTGCTGCTGTTCAAGAAGCTGTTGCCTCCCTTCAATCTATCAATGATACGAAGGTAGCTGATCTTCAGACTAAGGTTGATGAACTGACTGCAAAGTTGGAACTAGACGAGTTTGAAAGTCAGATTGCCGACATGCAGGCAAAACTTGATCTGGCAGAAGCAGCTACCGCTGTAGCTGTGAAAGAAACTGTAGATCTGGTTGCGTATCTGGAAGGTCTTGAGGTCGAGGCTGCTGAGGCGGCTCGTCTTGAGACTATTAAGACAGATCGTCGTGCAGCTATCGCTGAGGCAACCGCTTTTAGTGATGAGCAGATCGACGCCAAGATCGACCGATGGGTTGCAATGGACGAAGATATGTTCAATGCAATTCTTGAAGACCTTAAAGCTGTTGCAGCTCCTGTTTCTGTTGAGACTGAAGCTGTGTCGACTGAGTCGACTGAGACAGCAATGGAAAATGTCCGTGATGTTGAACATTCAGCACCCTCACCTATGGCTGGCATCCTGGATGCCCGTAGTCGGGGTCTAGATGTTCGAGATCTCCATATCTGATTTTAGAAAGGAGGGGTGAGTATGTCCTCATATGGTCGTAATTTTGATTTTCGAGTGACACCGAAAGGTGGACAGCGTCAGGGTCGTTACTACAACGACGACACCATCGCTATTCCTATCGGTGCACCTGTTGTTACTAGCGGTCACAATGACGGTCTCGGTCGTCAGGGTCTTGTTCTTGCAAAGACCGCTCAAAACAAGCCTCTTCCCGGCAAGGGTGGCATCATTGTTTACGAGTACGCTCCCGCAGCGTTTGCTGGGCACGATCCTGTGTCCACTACGTACTCAGACCTTGATACAGCCCCTAAGGGTAAGGCTGCACAGCTGATTCACGGTATCGACGTTAAGGTCGTGCTGAAGAACACTACCATTAACTCTTTTGGCGGGCGGACTGGTTACCCGACAACTCGGAAGATGGTCGCTGGGATTGGTCAGGCTACTCCAACAGTCGCTGTAGGTGACATGCTCACCCCTGGTGTCGGTTCCGACTCTGGTGGGTATTGGGCTGAAACCTCAAACGTTGCTGAGGCTTGGCTCATCGTTACTTCTGTCAACAACGACACGGGCGAAGTTGAAGCCCGTCTGAACTTCTGAGGGAGGTGTTTTAAATGGCTAGATACACTATTGAAAAGCAGTTCTCTCGTGAAGAGGAAAAAGCTCTAGGTCGTCAGCTTCAGGCTCTCAATGATGAGGCAAAAGTCCAGCTGAACAGCGCCAACGCTGAGCAGTGGCTTTCTGAGCGTGCTCAGGAAATGACTGACGCAATCTACGAGGGGTTCAAGCATGAGAATCTGATTTCTCTGTTCTCGAACGTTGTCAATGTTCCTTGGGAGCAGCGGGTCACATGGTCCGAGGTTCGGGGCATGAAGGCTTATTGGCTGGCTCGCGGTGGTTACATTGAGGCTAGCTCGGTTCATAAGGAAGTAGCGGAAGTCGAACGTGACATCGTTGGGTTCCATGTCTACGAATTCCTTGAGAAGCTGGAAGCGAACTTTGGCGAAACTGCTTCAACTCTGATTGATCTTGGTACTGAACGTCTTGATGCTGAGATTAACTCTCGTTTCTTCACTATGGTGCAAGAGGCTGTGGGGGTTGGTCACCAGAACTACCATACTGGTTCCGGTATTTCACTGGCAACAGTGAACGAGGCGATTGGTGCGGTACGTGACGCATCCAAGCAGCAGAATGTTGCTATTGTTGGTCGAGCTGGGGTACTTAACTCTCTCATGTTCGAACTGATGGGAACTTCTCTTAACGGAAGCGGTTTCCTTCCTTCGACGAACGAGCAGATCATTCGTGATGGTATTCTGGGTACTTACCTGGGCGCACCTCTGGTACCTCTCGTTAATTATCTTGATGATAATGATGAGAGCTACTTCCCTGCGAATGAGATGTATGTGATTGCTCCTGATGCATCCAAGTGGGTGTTCTGGGGTAGTTCACGGTCTTCGTCTTGGGTTGAGGATGATGCTGATTACTGGCATTTCCGCCTCAAGAAAGAGACCGGTGGCGTGATCCATCACAGCAATCGTATCGCCCGGCTTGTGGATACCTCGGTTGCTCCTTGATAGCTAGCTTTCTACGATAGTTAGTTTTCTACCTAGGAAGGGGGGCTCGCTTCGGCGGGTCCCCCTTTTTTTGTGTTCGGAAGGTGACATAATGTGGGTAAACTTTGCTTTGTTCCGTTAATAAAATATCTTGGATAACTTTGTGGTCGGGTTATCCTAAGAATGACCCATTCGTGCGGTCCGCAAACTCCTCCGTCTCTCCCACGGGCGGGGGAGTTTGTGTTTTTCCCATAGAAAGTCTGGTATACTACCGTTGTTTCTATAGGACTAAAGTAAAATGGAGTTAGCATGGAAAAGGAAACTTGGGAAAATCCTACCCGATCGAACATTTGGATTAAGACGTTCGATCCGCAGCACAATCTTCGTTCTGAGCGAATTAAACCACAGGGAAAGATCGCTCTTTCTGTTGAGGAACGTCTCATTAATCAAGATTTGGCGTGGGACTCTAAGGACGACATTTTTAAGAATGGAACACTGGTACCTATGCGACTGATTGAATCTGCTGAGGATTATGCTGAACACGCTAATAATCCTAATAACCTGTCGGAATCTGACATGGTTGCTCTATTTAAACTAACTGCTGCAAAGTTCAAGGCTCGGTTGGAAGAGATTGAAAATGTGGCGGCTTTGGATCGTATTGTGAAGCTGTCTGAAACAGATGACGTTGGTGCCACGATGGCTCAGGTAAAAGCGGCCGCTGCTCGTTTGAATGAGGTAAGTCCTTCTCGGGTAGGTAAGCCTATCTTTAAAGAGGAGAAGATTACTCCCGGCTAATGGGTCGTTAATAACCTGATTTATAGTTTCGTTTGGTAGGAGTAGGTATGGCTTCTGTTGATTTAGCTGATTTAGTTCCCTCGTTAGAGTCCTCTTTGAGTATTCCCGGTTCTACTTCTCCGTACGCTAACGCTTCAGAGTCAGAATGGGTAGCTAAGCTGGTTAATGGATTTTGGGCTGCTGTATTAGATCAGGTCATTATAGGGTATACCTCTGATGAGGACGGAATGGTTTCTCAGGTTGATGGGGATGAGACCCTTTCGGGGGAACTGCAATATCTGATTGTCTTGTATGCTTCGATGAATATTATTCGCAACCAGTTGATGCAGTTGAAAACAGTATTTAGGGCTAAGGCTGGTCCTGTGGAGTATGAGACTCAGCAGTCTGCTCAAGTTCTTAAGACTCTTTTGGATCAGTATATGGCTCAGAGGGATACTATTTTAGACAACTTAGCTAACAGTGCTCAGGTTTCCACCTATTATATTGATGCGGTACGTGCTAGAGACTACGCTATTCGTGATGGTATCTCTGCTTGGGCTGGTTACTGATGGCAACTCCTACTGATACTTCTTTCGGGTCTGATTTCGATGCAGCGTTGTTTCGAAGCGCTATTACTTCTACGATGGAGATGGGTTTACCGGGATCTTCTGAGCGGGCAACGTTTCTTTGGAAACCTGAACGAGACTTTGATATAGAAGATAATGCTGGGAATCCTTACGACTGGACGTCTACTCCTACCTCTGAGGTGAACCATCCTGAGGTTCAAATCCCTGTGGCTGTTCAGCTTTCTACTCGGGGAACGTTGTTCGATGGGACCCCGGTGGGGGAATTCAATCAGTTGAGGTTGTCTGTTACGGTTCTTGATGTTCATTACCCTCAGGTAGCTGATGCTGATGCTATCCGTTTCGATGATGCTATTTACGACATTTCTTTTTGGGAACCACCTCAAGGTTTGTTTGATGTAACGATTTATACTGCGCGGTGCGTAGCTCGGGACGAAAGCTGATTTATATGTACGTTGGTGGTACACTTCACCGATTGGTCACTGATAACTTATTCAATATGGTCAATGACTCAATGAGGGACATTGGCTGGTTCAGTCCTGGTCGTAAGCATCAGTCCGTTAAGATGGTAGCTGAGTCAGTTGAGAATCGTGAAACTGTTGATTTTAACACTGTGGCTTTGAGCGATGAAGAGATTGACGGGGAGGATGTTGAGCTTGGTTCCACTTTGGAAGAGGTTCGATTTTCTTATTTTTGGGATATTTACGCTGAGTCTCGTGCGGTGGGTCAGCATCTTGCGGGGGATATTAGGGATATTCTAAAGGGGCGGTTTGGGACCATTGGCCGTGATAGTCCAACTTTGACAGTTTTGGATTTGACCCAAGCTTCTCCTATGGAGCTGTTTGTTGCTCAGATTGAGGATGTTGTGCAGGATCGAGCCCGAGTGTTTTTGAAACCGTTTCAGTCGAACTACTATACGGTAAGTTGTAGTGTGTTTTACGAGTATGAGTCTGATATTTTCGGTTACTGACAGGATTTTTGTGGGATGCAGAAGTTTAGGTTTCACCTTTTAACTCTTCCTCATGTTTCAACAACCCGCAAGTTTACGCTTTGTGCTTACGAGAGTAAGTGTAGGCGGTTTGCTGACATGATGTCGGGTATGGGGCATGATGTCTTTTTGTATGGTGGTCCAGAAAATGATGCCCAGGTTACTGAGCACATTGTGGTCGCCTCCCAAAAGGATCAGGAAGAGTGGTTCGGTGACTATGATTGGAAGAGGGATTTTTTCAATATTTCCTGGAATCCGAATGATGAGCACTGGAAAATAACTAACCAGCGTACTGTAGAAGAGATTAAGAAAAGAATTAAACCTAGAGACATCATTTTAGTTACAGCAGGTCTTTGTCAGAAGTCGGTGGCTGACGCTTTCCCTAATCACATTAGTACTGAGTGGACTATCGGGTATACGGGGACGTTCTCTAAGTATAGGGTGTTTGAGTCTTACCCTCATATGGCATATTGCTCAGGTTTAGCTAATGATGATAATGGATCTTTTTTCGATACGGTCATTCCTAACTTTTTCGATCCTGACGAGTTTTCTACTCAGGAAGAGAAGGATGATTACTTTTTATTCATTGGTAGACTGATTCCACGTAAGGGTCCTGAGATCGCTGTAGAGGTCACTAAGCGTCTTGGGGCTAAACTTGTGATGGCAGGTCAGGGCGTCGCTTATACGGACCCTGGGAGGGTTGTGGCGACTGATGGGACAGTTTACGAGGGTGACCATATTGAGCATATTGGTTCCGTGGGGATAAGGGAACGGGCTGAATTGATGGGTAAGGCTCGTGCTACTTTTGTCCCAACCACCTATTTAGAGCCGTTTGGTGGGGTAAGTATTGAGTCTTTAATGTGTGGGACCCCGGTTATTGCCTCAAATTTCGGCTGCTTCCCAACAACTATTCAGCACGGACTGGATGGGTTTTTGTTTAGTACCATTGGTGAGGCTGTGTGGGCTGCTAAAAATGTTGAGTCTTTGAACTTTAAAGATATTGCTATTCGTGCCCGCAGGAATTATTCAACAGATCGAGTGAAGTGGCTCTATCAGTCATATTTCGAACAGTTGTTCACTTTATGGGATGATGGTTTTTACTCTGATTGGGATAACGGGATAAGGGAATATAGTAGGTATGTGAGGGATTATGGATAAGAGAAGTTTTTTAGGAAAACGTCGAGATAGGGCTATTGCTATCCTTCTTTCTTTTAAGGAAAAAGAAGTCGACCAGTTTCTTCCTGACGATGTTTCGTCTAAGTTGCGGCGTGAGATTTTAGATCAGTTTAATGAGGTTGTGGATACAGCATTCGATCTAATGTCTTCAGAGTCCGTATATAATGAAGAGTTTATGACTCGATTTAATGATTTGTACAATTTCCTTATTGAGGAAGATGTGTAGTAGATCAATGGAGTCTTAATGGCAGGGTATGATGACGTTTACTTTTCGAACATTGTTAATCTTGATGCCATTTTTGAAGAGGTTTTGAACGACGCCAAGTTTAAGTCATCTAAAGCTTTTCGTGCGTTTACTGAAGATTTTGCTTCTTCTGCTAAGAAACAGAAGTTAATGAAAGCAGTAAACCGTGATGTTGCTAAAAAGGCTCAGGATGCTGTTGTCGCAGCATACGATGCGTCTCATCGGGGTAACCCTTCTTACCGGCATAACGACCCTAAGAGCAGAAGGCGTTCTAATGGGCGGATGAGGCGGGCTTTGACGCACAATAGGTTTGTTCAGTTTGATGAGCGGGGAATCTACTTTGCTTCTATTTCTCATTTGGACGAGCAGGCTGCTCAGTGGTATCGGTTGAACTTCGGAACTAAGCCTCGGAGTCAGAAGCGTGCTCCTGGGGTTGGGACCATGAAATTTTTCGGAAGAAAGGTTTCTGAAAGTGTTTCCCTTCGGGGGTATGGTCCTTCTGAGGCTTTCTCTATTCCTGGGACGATGATGTTTTCTTCTGAGTTTGTAGGTGGGGGCCGACCAGGGAAGTTTGTCGCTGCCGATGTGGGTCGTCGTGGTTTAGATGCTTTGTACTTTAGAAGAAGAACTGGAACGCTTTCTTCTCTGAGCCGAAAGGGCCTTTCAGCCGGAATTAGGGGTAGTCGATTTTTGGATGCTGGTCCTAAGTACATCAATGATCATTATGGGCCGGAGGTGTCGAATGTTATTCGAACTTGGTTTGCTGAGGCTAAAAAGAAAATGTGATCATTTAATTTCTCGTTTTGTATCCGTAGTTTATTTAGGATACACACGACTAACAGTGTGTATATGATTTTACACACTGCCTCCGGGTAGTTGGAAATAAGAAAAGCTCTAACTATAGGAGGATTCCATGAGTATTCGTGGTTCACAAATTTTACATGACGTCAATGGTTTCGTCGTAGACCGCATTCAGACCGCAGGTCCGGGTGCTCTGAACATTCCTGAAGAGAAGGTTTACGAGCTGGGTAACTTTGAGACTCTTGCCACTGTGCGAGATATTCCTGACCTAACGTTCTCGTTAAACAGCTTCGATGTTTCTTGCGAATTTGAGGCTCTTCTCAATGGTCTTAACCCTACTGCCCTTACAGCTAATCAGGAAATTGACTTTACTCATCACGTTCCGATCGACGTAATCTCTCCGTTCAAGTCTCGACGAGGGGCTTTTAACATCGTTAAGGGTGTCGCTGTTCCTTATCTCACCCTAGAGAAAGCTAGTTACACATACGGTCTTCGTCAGAACGCCGCCCAGGAGTTCAGTCTTCGCGGCGACTCCATTTATTACACCCAAGGCCAGCCTTACTACAAGGAGTTCAATAACACCGTAAATGGTGTCGGCCCCTACAACTTCGGGATGACTGCTGACGTTTACACTGAGGGAGCGAACACCCTTTACGCCCTGTGTGTTGTTCTCGTTAACTCTACAACTGGAGCCTACAAGCGTCTCTTCTATGATGCTTCAGGTGACTCTGGGTACAGCAACACTTCCACCTCAGTTACTCTAGCGACGAACGAATCAGCCGCTTACGACATCTGTCGCATCGTGTGGTCTTCGTCCTCTACTACTGGCTCGTACACTCAGAATGGCAACAACCCTAACGGTCATGATGTTCATCAGAATGTGTCGGTGAAACCTGCTGCTGTTCGCCCGAAGGACATTGACGTGTACATCGGCACCGCTGGAGCAACCCCAGTGTTTACCCGAATGAACTCAGTTCAGTCAGCCCAGGTGGATTGGTCAGTTACTCTTGAGAACGATGAAGAGTTTGGTAATGCACACTATGTCGTTTCAGACTATGACGTTCCTGAAGTAACCGGAACTATCGGGATCAAGCCTTTTGATCCTGCGGATCTTTTCCATAAACTGGCTCAGATTACTGGTGTTCCTAGCAACGAAGTGATCGGACCGGAACTGACTACCCCGGTTCCTCTTGAAGTTCGGATCAACCACCCTGATACGGGTGCCCGCCTGAAGACGATCTATGTTCCTGACGCCCGATTCCAGGTGCCTGGTATGCAGGGTCAGGTTCAGACGAAGCTAGAGAACACCTTCAACTTCACTTCTGATACGGGTGTTATGAAGGTTTACAACGGGAACGGTCCTGGAGGGGCTAACGCCTGATCGGCGTAGGTGGTGAACCACTAGCGGGGAGGATGATCCTCTCCGCTAGTGGCTTTTAGCAGGGTTAGTGGTGTTATACTTTGGAGAAATCCATTAGGGCACAGGAGTTATCATGGCTAATGTTCGTACTTTGAAGCGTCGTCGTCTTTCTGATCTTTATGTCACAGGTACAGAGGTTTCTGTAGGTGACGGTCAGGGGGAAGATGTGAAGGTTTGGGTTTCTAAGATATCTCCGATGGAGCGTCGGATTGCGGTAGAAGAAGCCGCTAAGCCTAGAGCCAAGACTTTAGCCTTGAAGAAGCTTCCAGATGAGTCACCTGAAAAGCTTCGTTTTATTGATCAGATTAACGATTACGTGGGTGAAGATCGTGATGGTCTTGTTTCTTTCCTTATGGGTCCTCGCCTTTATGAGCTTGAGGTCTCAGCTCAGGAACGCATTGCTGCTGAAGATAAGTGGGCTGAGAAAGATTATCTAACTGGCCTTAATCAGGCGTGGCGTGACGAGATGTATGACCGTTACATGGCTGATAATGACGATAAGGAAGCTAAGCGAGTTTTTGAAGAACTTAAGGCGTTTACTGACGAAGTAGACGCTTCTCTCGAAGAAGAAAAAGAGTCCCTGAAGGAAACGTTTGACGTCTTCTCTGATGAGGAACTTAACTCCAAGGCCCTCAATCAGCTGATTGATACTGAAGCTGATTTTGTTTGGATGAATGAGCTTCGTCGACAGGAACTTTTCTTTGCTGTGCGTGAACCTGAAGATCATAAGAAGCGTTACTTTGAAGACCGTGAAGAGGTCGATATGATCGAGGAAGAGGTGTTTACGCAGCTTCTAACAGCCTACCTTGAGGTAAGTGTAGATACAGTTGAGGGAAAAGACTCGGAGGAGACCCCCAGTTCGTAAGGGCGGTCTCTTTAGATAAGCATAGTTTTTTTCAAGATAAACCGTTCGATGTTATTGCTGTAGATCTTTTTGAGGCTATCTCTCAGGCTGAACGTATTGCTTCTTGGCAGGAAAACCTGATGGATGATGAGATGCCTCCGCGGTGGATGTGGCATCTTGACTGGGAGCTAGAGCAGCATTTTGCTTTAGTGAAGTCAAGGCGTGCCGCAAAGTACAGTAGTAATCCTGATGAGGAAGAGTACGAGAATACGGATGAGAACTCCTCTTGGAATGAGAACGTTTTTGCTAGTAGATTCCAGGAGTAATTCCGTTATCTAATATAGCTGAAGGAATTGCGAGGGGTTATGGCCGAAGATTTTCTAATCAG